GCTTGCTATATTATTAGTCGTCACCACGCAGAGAAACTTATAAGACTTCATTGTAGAGGAGATAAGTATAAACTTGATAATGGTGTGAAACCAAGAGCAGTTGCAGATGATTTAATATACAACTCAGGAAATACATATGCGATACCAATATTTTTATATAAAGTTCAAATGGGTTCATCAATACATCCAGAGCATGTAGATGCAATACACAAGGCAAGTTACAATGCATTAACCAACTGGTGGACACAATCAGGTATAGATGTAGACATTGATAAGTTAATGAATTACGATCCATACCTTGGTCGTGTGACAGAACCGATACAGAATCAGCAATAATTACCCCTTTTTTATAAAATGTCTGTGAGTCCAGACATAGTTTTGTAAAGAAATTTGACAAAATTTAATAATTACTATATAATTATGTTACGTTTCTTAATAAAACTTAAATGACTGTTACAACTGAATCAGGTGGAAGACAAAATGCTTTCCCAAATGAAACAAGACCTTACATTGACGAAAGTGCGTCTTATGAGGGATACCCTCAGAACGCTGAGAAGGTTAATGGTCGTTGGGCTATGATCGGTTTCGTTGCACTTATTGGTGCTTATGCAACTACAGGACAAATTATTCCTGGTATATTCTAATGACTTCATCAAAGAAATCAGTTCCAAATTATTGGAAAGAAGCAGAGCAAATCAATGGTCGTCTTGCCATGATGGGATTCTTTGCACTCGTAGTTAACTACGGATTTACTGGATGGATCATTCCAGGCATTTTTTAAAAATGAAACTCAAGACACAATTCACAATTCAAAAAAGGTACAAACTCATGACACCAGAAGCAGAAAGATTTAACGGATGGGCAGCAATGCTAGGTTTCGTAGCAGCAGTAGGCGCATACGCAACAACAGGAAACATCATTCCAGGCATTTTCTAATGTATCCATCAAACAAAAAAGAAGTAGAAACACAGAAAGTAGTTGCTGAGAAACTTAATGGCAGACTTGCCATGCTCGGCATCATCGCAGGTATCGGAGCATACCTCACAACAGGTCAACTCATACCAGGTTTTGTTTAATGACCGAATTAGTAGCAGACAATGCTATATCACCCTTCCAAGCAATACTATGGTGTCTCTATCCAGTAGGTGCCATAGTATTTCTTGAGTTACTTCTTCGTGCCATCAGTGGTGACGATGATGATGACGATGAGGGTGGTGGAGTAATGACACCAGTATACCAAGGAGCATAATGTATCACATTTTATTCACAACAATAGTTACTCTTTACATCGTATCAGGTGTAGGTAACATCGCATTCGCATAAAGAAAATAGTACATGATTTTTCAACTTTTAAATGAAATTTTATTAACAGTTCCATCAGGTTCAAGGGATCTGGTAGAATTTATTGTTTTCGTAACAATTGGCATAACAGCAGGAACTTTTGGTATAATATAAGTATGCTACTTATTACATTATGGACGACTGGATGTACACAGATGAAAAGATGAAGTTAAGAGCCGATTGCTTTCGTGCCTTACAACATTACCTAGATGATAATTGCAGAGATGTATATGAATTCTGCCATCAGTGGATTATGGGAGGTAACACCAACCTAGAAGATGTTGAAATTTCCTTTATGGAGTACGTGTTAGATAGAAGAGATTACAATATTGGGGTATTAGAAAGGTCATATAATTTATAAATCATAACAGTTAACTTAAGATTAAGATACCTATATATAAATAGTCGTCTTAATTTTTTATGGCAGAAGCAGTTAAAAAAGAAGAAGTTAAAAAGAAAGGCATCTTTTCTAAGATAAAGGAAAGTGTTGATGATAAGGAAGAGCAACTCGCATTTCTATCTACAATCGTGAGATTGGCAGTTCTTGTCTGGTCAGCAGGTATTTTAACTTTGGCATATGTTAAGTTGCCAGCAGCATTTAACATACCAGAACAAAAACTTGATCCGACATTTATAGCTTCAGTTTTCACAGGAACTCTGGCTACTTTCGGAGTTCAAGCAGCAGGTAAAAAGAAAAACAGTGCTGATGGTGGTAGTGCGAATATTTCAAAAAAAGATATGGAGTTTCTAATTGCAAAAGCATCTGAAACTGCACCAGCTCAAACCATAAGGATTGAGTCAGCACCAGTAAAAATTGTACCAGATTCAAAATGAAGAACAAATTGTCCTATGCAGAAGTAATGGAAGTTTACAAGCATCCGATGTCCGTTAGATACATTCCTCGGATTTTTGTAAGCGTAGTTTTGTTTGCTATTACTCTCATAGCGACACCAGTTCTTGCTGATCATCTACCTGTGATGTATGTTCAAGTACCTCAGTGGGCAGATGATTGGGCAGTGTGTGCTGTAGATATACCTGATGCAAAGTGTCATTGGTATGTCATGGCACCTGATAATACATTCGGTGAAGGATTTGATTGGGAAGAAGCACCATGGTTTGATGCTAATGGACTAAATGATATAGCACCCATGCAAGCAAAAACAGTCGTGCAAAAACTACAGGAAAAGTAATGGCAATCCCTACCTCTAAATCAGAATTAAAAGAATACGCTCTTCGTAGATTGGGTAAACCTGTCTTAGAAGTAAACGTATCTGATGACCAGTGCGATGATGCTATTGATTATGCTTTACAGAAGTTTCAACAGTATCATTACGATGGTGCTGAGAGGTGCTATCTAAAACATAAGATTACACAAGATGTGCTTGACCGTGCTGAGACAAACTATAGCTCTACATCTGACGCAGGAAATGATATATGGCTAGAGTCAAACAAATACATTGAAGTGCCAGAGCATATACTTGCTATAGAAGGTATATTCTCATTTACAGATAAAGGGACATCTAATATATTTGATATTAGATATCAGATGAGATTGAATGACTTGTATGATTTTACATCTACACAGTTTTATCATTACTATATGATTAAACAACATTTAGAAACTATCGATTTTCTATTGGAGGGACAGAAACCAGTTAGATATTCTCAGGTACAAGATAGATTATATCTAGATTTTGATTGGTCAACTGACGCATTGTTAGATACATTTATTGTGATTAAAGCATGGAGGGCACTTGACCCTACAACTTGGACTGAGATTTATAATCAAATGTGGGTTAAGGATTATACTACTGCTAAGATTAAAAAGCAGTGGGGCACTAACTTAACTAAATTTACTGGTGTGCAAATGCCAGGGGGTGTCACATTGAATGGTGAAATGATTTACAACGACGCAGTTGATGAATTAAAACGACTTGATGAAGAGCTTAGAATGGTTTGGGAAACACCACCACTAGATATGATAGGATAATGGCTACTAATTCTTTTTTCACACAGGGCACAACAGGAGAGCAGGATTTAGTCGGTAGTTTAGTTACCGAGCAAATCAAGATGTTTGGTAAGGATGTCTATTATATACCTCGCACTTTAGTTGATAGAGACTCAGTGTTTGAAGAGGATAGTCTATCAGCATTTAATGGTGCATATTTAATAGAAGCATACATTGAAGATGCTACAGGATTTCGTGGCGATGGAGATATGTTTAGTAAGTTTGGTGTAAGAATATCAGACCAAGTTACGTTTATAATTTCAAGAGAAAGATTTACAGCCGCAGTAGATGATAATGCACAATTAATTGTAGAAGGTCGTCCTAATGAGGGTGACCTTATTCATTTGCCTATGGCAAACAAAACCTTTGAAATACAATTCGTAGAGCACGAAGTCCCATTCTACCAGTTAGGTAAAGTGCATGTATGGGGTTTACGTTGTGAGTTGTTTGAATACAGCGACGAAGACTTCAACACTGGTGTTGCAGAGATTGATGCAGTTGAAGTTAACTTTGCTAATGCAGTCAGTGTCAATGTTGCAGATGGTGGCACAGGAGACTTTGTTGCAGGAGAGATTGTAACAGGTGGTAACTCCAATGTAACTGCTGAGGTTAAGACATGGAATTCTGCTACACGTCAGTTAGTTGTATACAATAGGTCTGGTATCTTTAGTATTCCTGAGACTATAACAGGCAACACATCTGGTGCAGCATGGACTTCTGCTACATATAATACACTAAATAATATGAATAGCGAAACAGACCAAAACTTCACACTAGAAACACAGGCCGATGCTATTTTAGATTTCACTGAGAGTAATCCTTTCGGTGACTTTGGAAACTCTGGAGGTACCTTATAATGTTAGGGACGTATTCTTATCATGAAATAATTAAAAAGACTGTTATCGGTTTCGGTACACTTTTTAATAATATTGAAATCCGACGCACTAAAGGTAGCAAAACAGAGGTGATGAAAGTGCCTCTTGCCTATGGTCCTAGACAAAAGTTTCTTACTCGCTTAGCTGCAGTAGGAGATTTAACTACTAAAGACCAAGTGCAGATTACTTTACCTAGATTATCTTTTGAGATACAAGGTATTAGTTATGATGCAACAAGAAAACTTTCACCTACACAATACATCCGTAATACTAAAGGTACGGGAGACAATGTAAAAAGTTATATGCCAATACCATATAACATTAATTTTGAGTTGTCTATTATGGCAAAGAATCAAGATGATTCTCTACAAATACTAGAGCAGATTCTTCCATTCTTTCAACCTTCATTTACTATCACAATGAATCTGATTCCAGATTTAGGTGAGAAGAGAGACTATCCTGTCACTCTAACTGCCATTGATTATGAAGATGTTTATGAAGGAGATTACGACACACGTCGTACTCTAGTTTATAATTTGTCATTTATAGCTAAGACATTTCTATACGGTCCTGTGCAAGACGCAGACTCAGAGATTATCAAGAAGGCTATTGTTGATTATAATACAAAAGATAAAACCATGCCTACAAGGGAGGTTAGATATCAGGTTACACCAGACCCATTAACTGCTGACCCTGATGACAACTTTGGTTTTAACGAAATATTCAGTGAGTTCCAAGATGCCAAGTCGAGAAACCCAGTCACAGGAGCCGACGAGTAAGTTTGATGGTATCGAGGATGCCCTCGATGTACAGTCAGATATCGTCCCTGTGGAAAAACCAGAAGTAGTAACACCAGTTGATACTGCATCCACAAAAGAGCAATTAAAGAAAGACTATGAGTATACTCGTGGTCATCTATACTCATTGGTTGAAAAGGGTCAGGAAGCAGTTGATGGTATACTTGAGTTGGCACAAGAGTCAGACCAACCTCGTGCGTTTGAGGTTGCAGGACAGTTAATTAAACATGTCGGAGACGTTGCTGACAAACTTGTAGACCTACAGAAGAAGGTCAACGAGATTGAAAATCCTAAGAAAGACAAGCAAGTTAATACTACAAACAATACAATGTTTGTTGGCAGCACTGCTGACCTTGCTAAATTCTTAAAAAAACAACGCGATAAATAGTCTAGTAAGGAGAATCCAAATACAATGTCAGTATTAAACGTCATTGACACACAAACAATTACAGGGTCTGGCTCAGGTTATATCACTGTAAAATCTGGCGTGATTCGTGCATATGCAGCAAGTGCTTCAACTATTCAGATTGATGCAGGACCTGCTATAACTCTTGCTGCAGGAGAAGCAATTCTTTTGTCTGTAGGTAAATCAAAGAATGCTCAAATTAAAGCAGCAACAGATGCAGCCGCTATGGTAGTTACCGTATTAGGCGGAGGCACTCCTGCTCATAGATTTGTCGTTGGAGATTACATTTCTACTGCTGCAAATAGTGATACTGCATTCACTTCAGATTTCGTATCAGCAGCTAGCGGTGGTAAGAAAATTACTGCTGTCACAGATACAACAATTACAACAGATTATGACTCATCAGCAGCAAGTGCAGACTATGCACTATCAACAGCAGATGTGGAAGCAGGCACAGTCCCTGTTATCCAGAAAGCAGTTAAACTTACTGCAGGTTCTGCCAACGTCATCGTTGAGCAAGTCCAGATTGTCGGAGGATAATCAGGAATGCCCGCAGTCTCGAGAAAACAACAAAGATTCTTCGGGATGGTTCGACAAGCTCAAAAGGAGGGTCAAGCGAAAGCTGCCTCACCTGAGGTTGCCAGAGTTGCTTCCAGCATAAAAAAATCTGATGCAAAAGATTTTGCGTCCACTAAACATAAAGGTTTACCTGAGAAAAAGAAAATGAATGAGGAAGGTTACGACCATCTCAGAGATATGGGAAAGATTCCACCAACTAAAGGCAAGAAGGATGCAACCACTATGCCTAAAAGTTACAAGCGATCTCCTGAGCCGAAAAAGGGTAAATCAGCACTTGATATTGTGAAAGCAAACATACGTAAACAGTATGGTAAAGGTGCTATCATGGGTGAAGATGTAAACTGTGATGACAGAAAAGCAATGGCTGCACAACATAAAGCAGTCCACAATAAAAAGAAAGATGAAACAGGTGGTATGCCTGCAACCGTAACTGCAAAAAACAGGAGAGGACAAATGCAAGGAGTTGATGAGCAATCTTTAAACGAGCTTGGTCCTAATACAATGAGAAATTATATTATAGGGGCAACAAAGGATGTTGCTAAGAGAGCATCAGACCCTGAGTCACGCTCAGGTCCTAAGTATGCAAAGAAAATGAATAGAATGGATGGCATAATGAAAGCAGGAGATAAACTAGCAAAGAAAGCAAGTGGTGATAAGATGGGGAAAACTTATAAGGAAGAAGTAATACCAGAAGCAAAAGTTGACAAAGGTCGTAGTGACTATGGTAAAGCATCTATCAGAAACTACAGAAGAATGGGACCAGGGCATGGTGATCCAGGAATGTTTGACCCAGAAGGTAAGAGAGGAAAGACTATTGACAAACGTAGAGAAGAGCATAAAGCACGTCGTGGTGTAAAGGGTGCTAAAGTGCCTGCATACAAGGTTAGTGAAGAGACAGCGTTAGATAAAGCAAAGAAGAATATTGGTAGAGACCCAGATAAGAAGACTTGTTGGAAAGGATACAAGGCAGTAGGCACTAAGATGAAGGGCGGTAAATCTGTGCCAGATTGTCAAAAAGAAGGTGTGATGGGTATGATAAAGAGAGCAGCAGGAGTAAAAGCAAAGAAAACAACTGGTAGAGATGCAGGAGCTATCGCTGCTAAGATAATGAGAGACAAGGAGCAGAAGAAGTATGTTAGTTTCTTACCCGCAAATGAAGAAATTGATAGACCATATACAGGACCTGA